TGCCATCTATTTTTCCTTACTTGCCTACTTGCATCCATACGGCAGTAGCTATGAATGTCAGTACTGCAACTGTTCCTAATTGTACTAAAGTTTTCCAAATACTTTTCTTTGTGTCTCTCCAAGAGTCCAGCAAACTACGTAACTCTCTAATGTCAGTAGCTGCATCCATATCAGATAAACCTAAATCACACAAGGCTTGTTTAGCACCCTTCTTAGCGGCCCTATCAAGCATTTCCTCTAACTGTTCTGGTGTAATATTTGACATCATAGGTTTATAGTATATGTTCCGGGGTTAGGGTAGGTATAGCTATTACCAAGTACAGAAATGGAAACTCTTCCAGTAGCACCATTACCACCAACTGTACCACCGTTAGGATCAACACCGCCAATACCTTTAGCACCTACCACAATAGTCAACACTGATCCTGTATAGATGTTAACTGATGAAGTACCCTGATTTCTATCTGCAGCACTACCTCCAGCACCACTTGGGTCTGTGTTATATACTCCACCAAAGGTGTTAGTTTGCCTACGACCGCCGCCGCCGCCTCCACCAGCGCCATACGATGTAGATGGAGCATCACCACCGGGTTGCTCTTTACCAGAGTCAGCACCCCCAGCACCGAAAGCACTAGCCTCGCCACTACTATCAGCACTATGTCCAAGAGAGCTTGCAGCACCGCCTGTGGCACCAGTAGAGGATCTTGTTAAGATAGTAGTTCCTGAGTGAGTAATGGTAAAAGAACTATTACCACCATCACCACCATCAACTTGACCACCAGTACCAGCGCCGTTATTCATACCGCTACCACCACCCCCGCCGCCGCCGATTACATCGAAGGAGACAGACTCAATCGAGTCACTACCATACCATTCAGAAAAGTCCATATCTGTTGCAGAACCTTTACCAATTAAACCCCTTATATCACTATCGTTAAGGGAAACAGAAGTTCCACTTGCGACTGACCCAGCTGCCTCTACGTGCATTTGGTTTAGAGATATAGATCCTGATGAAGGTAATGCCATTACTTAGTCCTTTAAGGTGTTAGAGCGCCATAAGCAGTTATATTGCCTTCTACAGTAAGGTTACCATTAGAATCTAGTTGCATCCTACAGGTGCCACCAGTAAGAAATTTTAGAGAAGTTCCTGACTGTTCAATTTCCCAATTACCTAAGTCAATTTTAGAGGCTTGTACGGTTGAGTTAGGGTCAGTGGAAAAAGCACCAGTAGAGCTATTATAAGATATACCACCACTAGCTGATAAAGCATTTCTGGCTGGAGTTGCAACTCTCGCGTCTGTAAAGTAAAGGTTACTAGAGCCTTCAGTAATTGAGTCTGTATCGTGATTACTTACATCACTAACTGTTCCAGTTACATCCCCAGTCAAATTTCCTTCAAAAGTAGAGGCAACAACAGTACCTGCAGTACCACTGAAAACTTCACTACTGTTTGTCGCTTCTGGTATAAAGGTAAATTTACCCGAACTATCATTAAAACCAAAGAAACCTAGTTTAGCAGAGGTTCCGTTATGCCAGCGAAACTCAATACCACGATCTTTGTTATCATCTGAATTGGGTGCAGTATCGCCACCTAATGTGAAAATGGGATCATCTACAGTTACAGTTGTACTATTTACTGTAGTTGTAGTGCCACCTACTGTAAGATTACCATCTACTGTAAGATTATTAAATGTCACATCACTATTTGTAGCTACTGCCTGACCAATAGAGATCTCTCCGCTAGAGATAGATACACCAGTTCCACCACTAAGACCACTTTGAAGTTCACTAGTAGTTGGCCCCGTATAACTAATAACGCCCGTAGTACTATTGTAAGCTATGTCGCCCTGACCACTAACTTTAGTGACAGAAACGGCACCTCTTGCTGCAGTCTCTGCTCTTGCTGTTGTATGATATAAGTTTGATGTACCTTCTGATAAATTATCAGTGTCGTGATTAGATAGACTTGAGACTGTACCAGTTAGTGCAGCATCTGATCCATCTGTACCATTCTGAAGAACTACAGTTCCATTTGTAGATAATACGTCACCCTTTACGTTACCTGTAAGTAATCCTGAGAAACCGCCGTTACCTGTTACTAACCCTGTAAAAGTAGAGGGGGGTGTCACACTAAAAGTACCCCCTACAGTAGAGTTACTAAAATCTACATTCCCCAAAACAGTTAGGTTGTTGTCTAAGGTTGCAGCAAGTGTTACATCTAGAGTGCCTTGAAAGTCAGCATTAGCGCCAGTAAATTGAAGGGCATCTGTAGTACCAGACTTAATTGTCATATTACCAGATACATTGTTTAGACTACCAAAGTCAACTCCTGCATCTTTTAAGAGAATGTTACCACCAGCTACATCTAAAGTCATATCACCAGCGACATCCACAAGAAGGTTACCTGATGAAACGTCTAACTCATTATCTGTAAGGGTCATATAGCCATTACTACCAGCTACTACAGTATCTCCATCAAGAGTAGCCGCTGATACAGTAGAACCAAATCTACCATTCTTAAATCTGGCACTAGCCGTTGAACCACCAAGATCTATAGTGTTATCACCATTAGGTAAAACTTGGGTTGCATTTACTGTAATCTGACCTGCAGGGCCAACCTTCTCAATAGGCGCTCCTGAGTTAGAAGAACTAGGATCGTGGTTATGACCAGAGGAACCACTGAAAGCAGTTTGAACAGCATTAAACTCAGCATTAAGGTCATCAGCATCAATAACCTCATTGTTAGCTATCTGACCTGTAGTATCTTGTCTTGTATATCCTGCCATTTTAGTTTGTCCTTACTGTCTTTCGTTAGTTCTAAATTCTAACACTGCAGTGTCTAATTTAAACGTTGGATTAGTAGAGTTATCTTCGTACTTAAGTGAGACTGTCTTACCACTACCTAATGTAAATGTTTCATAAACTCTGTCAGCAAAACTGCCATAAGTAGATACACTGTATAATGAAGTGGGGGCACCATATAAAGCTGCTGTTCCTGAAGAACTCTGAAGTGTTGCTGTAGGGGGGTCAATAGTAGTACCCCTAGTTTGACCATCAAAGTCATATGACATATTCATATCTAAATTAAGTGTGGCTGTTGGCTCAACATAAGTTGTAACTCTATAAAAAGTTTTTCTTACTTGAGGATCTTGAATGGGCATATAAGGGGATTCGTAAACACACCTTATGTTCTCAGAATCAAAACTAGAGCCAAACTCCATCTTATAAACATAGCCAGAATCATTAGCAAACACAACAGTCTCAGAGTTTCCTGTAATAAGGCTATCAGATACGTTTACTTTCATACCCACTAAAGTTGCCCAAGCTATAGAGTCTGCACCTTGGGCAGAAAATTTTGTAGCAAGTAACCCAGAGGATACGTCTGAGGGAGTGCTTGCGTTGTAAGCAAATACCCTATATTGAGCTTTCTCTCTTACAACCACAGAAGAGAAACTACTAGCGCCCTTTAAAAAAGTCTCTGCATCTTTCTTGATAGGAGCAGAGGCAACAGCTAAGGCAAAGTCACCAATTCTATCAGTAGCAGATAGTAACCTAATGCCATCAGAAGATAGGTACATAACATCCCCACCTACCTCTTGAATAGTCTCTTTAGATATACACCCAATACCTAAAGCTATAGGGGCTAATTGAAAATCAGCTTCACTATTTCCTACCAGTTTAAAGATAGAAGATTTAGTAAAGATTATAAGTTGATCCCTAAATACTTTAAGACCTTCTACATTAGAACCCACATTTATAACACCCGCACCACTAGCTGTACTAAAATTAGTCTCATCAAAAGGTACACTAAATACTACTTTATCATCACTAGCATAAAAAATGTGGTTCTTAAAGTTTTCTACATCAGAAGCTGTTGCAATGTCTGCAGAGTTAGAGGAAGATAGGAACGTAAAAGTATTATCTGTATCATTATATATCGCAGGAAAGTTAACACCATCTACTAGTACGGTCTTCTTTTTTCCACCAAAGACAATATCAACAAAACGAACTCTTTGTCCTAAAGAAGCGGCGGTTCCCCTTAAAGTCCACCCACCGCCTTGACTTTCATAATACTTTGTAACACCACCATCAGCCCTAGCTGCTAGAACAAACCCCGGCCCTAAAACTTTTGAAAGAAGTACATCACCAGATCCCGGTAGGGCTGATGTGTCAAACTTAGCAAAGCCTTTTATTTTAGAGTAACCACCACTTGTAGAGGGTTCAAGATTCTGCAGAACAGCGGCTGAACCTACAGCATTTACACCTTGTTGAAGAGGACTTAGGTTTGAAATAAGACCCCCTCTAAACTCTATAGGAAATGTTTGATACTGTATAGCCATTAGTAATGTACTCTAGTGTCTCTTACGTAGCTTGTTCTGTTTATAAAGGTACTTCGTAAATGCTTAATACCCATAAGAAACTTTTGTTGTAATGCATTAGCAGCTTGCATATCACCCTTAAACATAAACAAGTAGTACATAGCACCGTCTACAATAACGTGTCTAAAATACTCTGGTAAAGCGGGAACATCTGTGTTTTTAACTAAATCTACAGGTAGTCTGTAATACTCATAGAAGATAGTGTAAGCTTTGTCTGGGGCAGGTACTAGTCCGTATTCTCTGCTAGGGGTTTGGAATACATAACGGGGCATACCTTTTAACTCAGAGTTATACTCGTAATCTGCGTATTTGTCAAGGTATTCTTCGTATGAAATCAATTTTAATTTAACTGTTTCATTACCTAATGTAGCGCTTCTAGCTATTCTAAAGCTATCCCAGTCAACAGTCTTAGCATCCCCGGGAGTAGAATACCTAACGATGTTAGCTGTAAGTGTCTCTTCTTCCTCAGAGTGGTTAAAAGGCCACTCATATTCGTGCTGGTTTATAAAGTTAATTGACGAGTTAACAGAATCTTTAATAGCAGAATAATAACCAGTAACTGTATTAAAGTTATCTGTTGTAAGCTCTACCTCATTAGACCTTCTATTTATGTCGTTAACTATGCCTAAAAAGTCATATGCCATATCACTGTTCCCGCATTCTTATTTTAATAGATCTCTCTACAGTATTAGCTAAGTTGTTAGTTATACGACAGGTAAACTTGTAGTCAACATTGTTTAAACCAGCGCTAATGTATATTGTCGCAACTGTATCTGTATTAGTCGTAGATGTGATAGTTATGTTGTTAAGAGTTTGCCCAGCCGTAATTTCTTGCATAACACCGTTAGCATCTCTAAGGAACCAAGCTACACTTGATATCGTTTTATTACCTAGAAACCGTGACCAATCTACACTATAGTCAAGTGTCTCATCTGGGTCTTTGTTGGGCCACCTAAACGCCATTTTATAATCCTTTACTTAAGTAATGTAATATAGACATACCTATCAAAAGGTGTTGTGTCTTTTTCTACAAACACTGTTCTGAGTTCTTCTACTATGACAACAGTTCTTTCTTTTGGTGTACTTGACATTAAGCAGCCCTCGACACATAAACAGTTCTTGCTCTGTCATAAGAGTTCTTAAACTGCTCAAAGTTAAACCCGTCTGTAGATAAAGTTAAAGAGCCTTTACTTACAGTGACTAAGGGTAGAGTACTTAGTTGTACAGATGTGTTTATTACACCTTTTACTTGTTCAGACGCATTAAAGGTAGAACTTGCAGAGGGTAATACCTTTACAACATTTATAACTAGTAAGCCAGTTACAGAAGAAGAAGAAACTCCAGAAGGACTTGCTTGGCCTGTAAAGGCTTGTTCAATACTAAACGCTGTAGCAGAACTTACGCCTGTAATGACAGCAACAGAATTTATATCAAGCGTAGGCGCAACTTGTGAAGTAGTGGACACAGAGTTAATAGCAACAAGACTATTATTAGAAGTAGTGAGAGAACCTACTTGTAGTGAACCAACTACACCCTGTAAAGGCTCTTGACTAGACCCAGATAAGTTGTTAGTAGACACTGAAGCTGATGCAGAGGTTATAGGTACAGAAATACCTACAGAAGCCTGACCTACAGATACCTGAGAAGATACAGATAATGCCGGGGGTATAATTTCATCTATGTCAACTATTAATTCAGAAATCTGTGACGCAGAAGTTGACGTTGGTAAGGTTACGCTTAAGTTTATTACTAAGTTATTAACAGTTGTACTTGAAGAAGTATTAGATACAAAAGCTTTTACAAGTAAAGCTATATCTTCTATGGAAAATTGAGCGCCTGTACCACTAACAGTTTTAGAGGATGACGCTGACTTACTAACATCGTTTACTGAAAATACGGAATTAGTAGAGGGAAGTACTTTATTACTTGAGTGTGTCTGGGTGACAGAGGTTGAGATTGAGTTTGAAGAAGTGCCTACTAAGTCTGCATTACCGTTTCCAATACTTGATACATTATTATCTATTAATCCAACGGATGTGGTAGAAGATATAGTAACAGATGAACTGACGGATAGATTTGCTGTAACTGCAGAAGATGTTGCACTAGGCAGACCAGCGCTTGGATTTACAGTAAATGTGCCTACAAAACCTTGAGAGGATGTAGTTAAAGGGAATGAAGTTGAGTCGCAAGTAGGGGCAACATCTTCAACATTTATTTGTAAAGGTACTGAAGTAAGTGACTTATTGCTTGAGTGAGTTTGACTAATATTTTCTAAAGACGTTACACCAGTAGAACTGTCAAGCTCTATACTGGAATTTACGTTAAAACTGTCAATAGTACCAGTTTGACCTGTAAGGGTAGCGGAACTAGGAACAATGGTAGAGTCTAAAGAAAAAGATAAGGGTGAAACAGCCGCACCAGAGCTTGTTTTATGGCTTTCTTCAAAAGGACTATCGAAAACAAGTGTATCAGCAGCGGTTGCATTATTTGTAAAACTGTTAGTAGCTGCCCAAGTAGGTGTTGTTCTTTGATAGAGAACCCTACTCCGAACTGGGTTTAGGGATACACCAGTTATACTAAAATCAGTAATTTGTCCAGTAAATGCGTTACCACCGCCACTTGCTGACCCGACAACAAACTCGTCTAAGAAAAACTGATAAGAATTAGTGCTATAAGACCCATAGCTTATTGTCATTAATTGACTGTTTGATGCTAGAAGACTGCCACTAACGTCAAAAATTTGTGCGTATACACGCTGACCAGTACTAAAAATACGGCCTTTATACCAAGTGTTAGGAGAAAAAGTACCTGAGTTAGGTAAGTAGACACTAACACTAGCGGCGGCGTTTCTACCTAACTGGTTACCTAACCTTACGTAACCGCCAATACCATCAGTAGACTGAAGTGTACCATAAGCCCTCTGGTATGACCAACCTGTTTTATCACCATCAGCTTGAAAGAAGTACTGTGTACCCCCGCTGTAGTTAGATGCCACTTTAAAATAAAACTCAGCGCCAACACCCGAACTCTGATACTGTGTAGAGCTTGTGTATGTAACCCCAGCGGATGTAATACCTGAGTAGTATAAATTGGGTGTAGTATCTAATAAAACATTAGCGTTTATAGTTTCGATACCAGAAACATTATTTACTTCAGAGGTAGTATTAACACCTACTATAGAAGCAATAATAACAACTTCTGTATTTAAACTGTTTGATATTTGAGTAGATGAAGATACTGTTGATAAGTCTGTGTTAGCAGTACCTGATGCGGATATATCAATAAATGTTTGTGAAGTAACTTTAACTAGTGTTGAATTACTAGAGGCTGTTTTAGTAACAACTCCTATCTCAGAAGTACTTGAGTCTGAGGATAGCTCAACACTACTTGAAACACCTATATTTCCCGAAATAAGAGCAGAGTTTACATCTTCAACAGTTTTATTTGAACTAGCAGATAGTGTTAAAGAAGAAACACTTAAAGTTACTGAAACTGCTACTAGGTGTTCTGAAGGGCCAATTTGAATTGAACCTACTTGTGTAGTTGAGTTTAGTGTTGAAAGGGTTTCGTTAGCTGTACCATTTGAGCTAACTGAATTTACAACAACTGAAGAAGAGTTTCCAGTTAAATCTATGCCGCTCTTTGGTATAACAGAGTTAACTTGTACCGAAGAAAATGCAGAAGTTAGTACCTGTAAGTCAGTGACTGTTACAGATATACTATTAATGCTAGAACCAGAAGAAACACCACTTAGGACATCTTGCTCTGAAGTACTTGTGGAGACAGTTCCTATTTGTGTACTTGAGGAAACCGAATTTAGAAGTTGTTGGTCTTCACTAGTTCCTTGTAATGATGTAACTTGACTTGTTGTGTTTGCTGAAGAGAGTGGGATTATTATATTAGTAACTATATTCCCAACTTGAGAAGAGGCAGATACAGATGTTATTAACTGCGTATCTTCTAATTGTACTCCTAAAGAGTTAATCTGAGAAGAGGAAGAAACAGAGGAAAGAGTCTCTGAATCCGTTACAGTTAAAGATAAAGTTCCTAACGCAGTAGAGCTAGATACAGACACTAATGACTGAATATCTACTATAGATGTTGAAACAGAACCTACTGCAGTTACACTAGAAACAGATGTTAAAGTTTCACTGTCTACTACAGTAATATTTAAACTACCTACTGCAGTTACACTAGAAACAGATATTAAAGTTTTACCGTCTACTACAGTAAGATTTAAACTACCTGTAGAACCTTGACTGTTTACCCCTGACAAACTAATAGACGATGAAACTATTAAGAGTCCATCGTCTGCAAGAGTTGTTGATGATAAGGGGCTAAAGCCGAGCATTTAGGTTCCTTTTAAGAACTTACTGCAGTCGCCCAAGTGTTCACAAATGCTGTTACTTCATCATTCGTCATAGCACTTGGTGGATTCTCTGTGTCAATCACGCCACTGCCATCTGCAGGAGCGTTTAACATCGGGTAGCGAGAATGAAGATCAAGAACGTAATCAACCAGTTCTGACTGCGTATAATTTGTGACGGTATCAGGAACCCAATACGCTCGATCAGCTTCGTCAGGCGTGTAACCAATGTAAGTGTTATTGTCTGGATCAGGAAAGTGACCCGAATTTTCGACCCACGGTGGTGTTGTGTTTCCCATATGAGTTCTATGTAATTTATACTTCAGAAACATCTTCATCCCCTTTTGGCTTTTCGAGCTGCAGCATATACTCTGGGTTTACAAAATCAGCTTTTCCAAAAATTCTTTCGGCAGTAGCATCTACATTTTTGTGATACTTTTCAGCCATCTCATCTAGAAATTCTTCAAGATCGTTTGAATGTAATAGTTCGCCTTGAGAAATGCGTTGACCGCAATACTGCACATATCCGTTTACCTCAGTAAAACCGACCTGTGGATGCACTCCATATTGCTGCATATATTCAATCGTTGACGTTGATGCTCGACCCCCATTCAACAAATTTCGGTACATAAGCTCAAAGCTACGCCTTACGTGATGCCGCTTCTCTTCAGCCTCGAAAGAAACCTCATCCCAATCATCAATGCCGTGCTTTTCTTTGAGATTTTCGTAGGCGTCACAAAGAGTAGCAATGTCTTTAATTGAACCATTAATTTTATGCTCTAACGTCATTAAAGAATGGCGCTTCATTCGCAACTTGGCCTCTGACACGATATCGTCTTGGCCTTCTAATTCTAGGATCTCTTCACGACACTCAGCGTGGCTGACTTGCGCTTCATTCAAAGCCATTTTGCGGGTTTCAACCTCTGCCGCAACTTGTCTAAGCATTCGCATTGGCGAGTGCCCGTTGAGCATCGTCAGGCTCATTAAGCTCAGTGTTGTTTGAGAATTAGAACGATCAAAGGCTCGTGTGGCCTGATCTATTTCTGGCAATTTTTCAGCAACCCTAGTTGCCGCTACCTGATTAATATTTTCAGATGCCTCAATAGGCAAAGAAAACGTGATTGGTTTTGTAACTATATTTGTCATTTGTTTTCCTTGAAGTTTAAGTTCCAGAGCAACCTGTCGCTCTGTATCTGGCGACTGTTAAGTCACCGAAATCTGATCCACTACCAGTCGTTGCAATAGTAACGTGACTCATATGATTATACGTGCCACCGTAACCACTGCCGCCAAAAACAATTCTTGTAGCGTTCGTACACGCACCGGGCTTTGAGAAGTTTGTATTTAATTGCCCAAAGCTAGTAGCATTGCTGTTATTTTGGATAACAACGGTATCTAATTGTGTGCCACTGGTTCCATTAAAAGTAATTGCTCTGGTGTCATCTCCCGCTGCTCCCGTAGGCTGTGAACCGTTACCTGTAAGTTGGGCGATCCAAGATGCACCCGAGCTAGTAAACGAACCAGCCGCAATATCAGCGGTGGAGTTTGTGCCACTAAATGTTAAATACCTTGATGAATCATTCCACATTGAATGGCCCATTTTGGTAGCATCCATATTTCCGAAACTAGATGCAGACATATATGATGATGCCACTGAAAAACGAAGAATCGTATTTGTCGTATTACTGTTATAGCTTGATTGGCCCCCAGTATGAATAAGGTAGTCTACGTTAGAACACATCGAACCTCTGGCTCTGGGGTTATTTATGTTACCTATTGTGTTTGTAGCATTTCCCAACGTTGCAAAGGTAATGCTGTAACCATTATTTGAAACAACATTGGCAGAGTTAAGGCCTCCATACCAAAACCCTCTTGATCCATCAGAACAAGCACCACCAGACTCTCGTAAGTACCAAGCATCGCCAAAATCAGTAGCATTCCCCGCTGTCGATATGGATATGTAATCCAGAGTTAAATTTGTATCAGTACCCGCACCAAAAACGCCTCTACCACCATAATAATATGAGGGAGCTACAATCGTAATCTCTCTAAAATCACTATCCCAGTACTGATAAAACTTACTGTTAGCAGAGTCGTACCAATAGTCACCGTTTGCATTCCCACTGCTAGGCTCAGTTCCGCTGGCAGTGTAATTTTGTAAGGGTGAGGCACCACCGATTAAGATACCGTTTTCAAGGTCAATCGCTGTGCCGTTATCTTTAATGGTGTTTACTTTTAATGTGCTCATTACGAAGCTGCTCCCGATAAAGATCCCATATTATCGCAAGCAAACGCATAACTACCGAAAGTCGTGGCATTACCAGCCGTAGCTATGGTGACAATGTTCTGCGTATCTAACCGCAAAGCTGGAGATTGCCTGTAACCACCCGCCCAGACAGCCTTAGTTTCGTTACAAGCGGAAGTAACCCAACCCGCTGCATTCGTTAAATTTCCAAAAGAATAGGCATTGCCAGCACTTGCTGGACTCCAGTATTCGATGCTTGCAGTCTGACCGCCAGAGTTATTAGTGTACCCGCCAGCAACAAGAATACGAGTGCTAGTTCCACAAGCGGCTTGTCCACCCGTTCCATTCCTAGCTGTAATCAAATCTCCCCAGTCTGCAGCATTAGCCTCAGTAGCAATCGTCACGTAATCTATCACATTTTGTTGAGAGCCGTAGTAGCCCCCAATAAAGAAACCTTTAGTTCCGTCAGAAGCCCCGGGGCCATTATTTCTAGTGTTAGTTAAATTTCCATTCCAAGTACTAGCGTTACCCGTTGTATCAATAGTGACCTTTTCGATTGAGGTGGATTGGTTTTGACCCATTGCAAATATAGCGGTTATGCCATTGGATGCGGTGGCATTGTTCGAGGGAGTAGACCCCAGATCACCAAAATCTGTAGAACTACCAGTTGTAGTTGTTGTGACATACTCGATTTTATTAACGTAACCGCCTTCAATACCACCCGCAAAAAGCCCTCTACTACCACCCGCAGTGCCAGCAACGCCTGTTCTATTAGCTGTTAAAGAACCGAAGCTACTTGAGCCGCCAGAACCAGTTATATCTATGTAGCGAATTGCGTTTGTCTTGTAGGGATTGCTGTTTGTATTACCACTCGCAGTAATCATCCTATCACCGATATGGGGAACTGGATTTGCCGTTCCACCGCCAATGACTCGCTTCCACTCACCCCCAGCACGATAGTCTAAATTCCCAACTGTTGGTGCATACCAAATGTCACCATCGCTGGGGCTACTGGGTTCAGTATCACTATTGGTAAATGTACCGCCGCCAAGAGTTTGCGCTGATCCACCAACCTTAATTCCGTGAGTGAAATTAGCAGCGCCCGTGCCAGCTAAATTGTTAATTTTATCTACTGTAATATCTGACATTATGAAGCCGCTCCTGATAAAGAACCAGTGCCATAACTTGTAGTTCCGCTGTTTCCCCAAGATGCTGCATTGCCAGCGGATGAGATTTGAACATAGTTCATTATTTGCTGAAAATGACTAGAGGCGTTCAAGCCATTCGCAAAAACAGCCCTATCCTCGTTACAAGCAGAAGTGGTGTAAAAAAGTGCAGCCGTTAAATTACCAAAACTATAAGCGTTACTAGCACTTGCTGGATTTATATACTCAATACTTGCAGTTCTACTGCCACCTGTGTCATTGCCACCAGCAACAAGAACACGACTGCTAGTTCCACAAGCGGCGTCTTGGCCGGGATCTTTTCTTGCTGTATTAAGATCTCCCCAGTCTGCAGCATTAGCATCAGTGGAAATAGTAACGTAATCTATCGTATTTACAGCGGTAGAACTAGAAGCTGTAAACCCACCTATAAAGAAGCCTTTAGTGCCATCAGAGGCCGCAGCGCCGTTAGAGCGATTGCTATTTAGAGTGCCGCTCCAAGAGGTGGCGTTACCTGTGGAAGCAATAGTAACTTTTTGAATATGACCAGTATGTACATTTGAAGCCATTGAATGGATAGCGGTGGTAGCATCAGACGCAGAGGCGATCCCAAATGCAGTAGCCGTTAGGTCACCGAAGTCAGTGCCATTACCAGCGTTGGCGATTGTGACGTACTCTATTGTGTTAACAACTCCACCAGAGTTTTGTGCACCACCCGCAAATAATCCTCGCCCTTCGCCAGAACTACCTGAAGCGTATGCCCTTGTCGCTGATAAATTACCAAAAGAGCTTGCACTGGCAGAGTTTGCAGTTATGTCGAAGTACTTGATTGCGTCAGACTGCCAAGGAGATGCGCCAAGATTACCCAAGGCCATCAACATCCTATCGCCAAAGTAAGCTGGCCCCGGCGGGATCACTCCTAAAGTAACCGTTTGCCACGCACTGTTCACATAAATCATCAATGCGCTGTTTGCAGTATCCCACCAAACCGCACCATTCGACGGGCTTGAAGGCGCAGTGCCACTGCTAGTAAAGCTGGAAGTAGCTAGGCTGCCCAGCGCAACCCCGCCAACAGTTGGAGCGGTAGTGAAGTTTGGTGCGCCAGTTCCAGCGGCATCAACGATTGTGTCTACACGAATTTCGGTCATAGGATTACGTGCCTTCCCCCAGCCGCAACAGTTAAAGTTACGCCGCTGGCAATGGTAAGCGGCCCAACCGTGAGAGCGCTTTCTGTGGCTCCTACAGTGGTGTCAGTCGTAAGAGTGCGTGAGGCCACGTTTACTGCGCTAAACCCTGCCGAAGAAGTTATTGTGCCGAATTGAAGAGTTCCACTACCATTAGTTTTTAAAACCTGATCTGAAGTACCATCAGATGTAGGTAGTGTAAATGTGTCCACAAAGGATTGAAGATTTGAGTCGTAGTTTTGTAACCTGACCCAACTACCAGCGTGTGCAAAGTACATTGCACCATCACCGTGTACGTGAGTTATTCTACCGTGATTACTTGAAGCTGAAGGTAGATCACCAGTAGAGCTATAAACTTGAACAAACTGTAAATCATCTGCAGTAGGCGATATAAATACTTTTGCGCTACCAGATAAGTTAAGTAGACTTCCTGTAGAAGAGGAAGTAAGTGACCGTGTGAGAGTGCTTCCAGAGTTGGTGAAAACTCCAGTTCCAATCTCGAAAGCAGTTGCAGGAGATCCCCCATCTTCGATTACATATCTTAGGGTTTCTCCATCTAAAGAAGAAGGTACAACCACAAAACCAGTCTCCGCAGATCCTAGAGTGATTGTACCTGTTCCAGTAGTGCTTGTGCTTACTTTTACACGGTCAGCAAACTTTGCCATAAGTAGTCCTAACTATTTAGGTAAGACGAATAACAGCGTTTGAAGCATCGGCTGTTGGGAACTGTACAGTAAGTGTACCAGAGGTTGCACTAACAGTGCCACCAAAGTCAAATACTGCAATAGCTTTGTTTGACTGAGAAGAGTTGTAAATAATACAACCATCTGCAGAAACTGTTACGTTGCTGAAAGCTTCATCAGCAAAGTCTACAAAAGCTGTAGTTCCAGAAAGTGAAATAGCAGGTGAATCTAAAGTTCCACCGCCAGCACTGTAGCCACTGCCAGAAGCTTCATCTGAGTTACCTGTAACGTCAGAGTAGTTAGTAGTTGCAGCACCATAAGTGCCTGACGGACTGGCTTTGATTAAAGCTATTTTCAAAGTGTCCGTATCAAGATCGTGAACACCTCCAAGCAACTCTTGCTTGAAACTGCTGCACATTGCTGTAGTGATTGCCATAAGAGGTATCCTTTTTCAATGCAAGACTAAGAAAAAGAGTAGGCCACAGTTAAGCAGCCTACTCTCTAACTATTTAAGCAGCGTTGTATACTGCAGTTACCAGAGCCTCTGGACGTAGAATTTTGCGCCCATAGAGATGCATACCGCGAACAATATCAGCGAATGAATCTGGGTCACGATAAGTCTCAACTTTGTTGAGTTGCTGTGCAGTTGCAACAGCGGAGTCGTGTCCAGCTACAATAACGCCATAGTTATCGTCCTGTGCAGTTACGCCTGTGGTTCCGGGGCCAGTTCCCTTCGCAGGAAGGTTGTTTGACTGGTAAATACGGAAACCGTGAAGATTGTTAAGTACCAGACCGTTTTGCAGTCCTGCACCACCGAAGTCAGCGTTCAATACGCGAGAATCTTCGTCTTTCAACATTTCCATAAATACTGCGTCAACACAGAGCCATCTTCCACGAGTATCAACATTAGCCTGATCCATAATGCGACCCATACGGGCTACAACTTGGAGAGGTGTTGCTGTGGTAGTAGCGGCTGCAGTAGCGCCACCGAAGCGAGGAGCCAACGGAATTGAGTCACCAGTTGTACCTGAAGAGGCTGAAGTAGTGATGTTTCCGAAGTCTGACATATCCAACTTGTTAGCAGTCAGAAGTTCACCTGTCAAGTCACCCGCTGTTTGGTGTGAAGCAGTACCACTTACAGTACTAATTACCGCACCTGCAGTAGAGTAACCAGACATATATGACAATACGTCAGCATCCATAGCGTCAGCCATTTTATATGCTGCACGATCAGATGACAAGCGCATAAAGTCGTGATGTGCTTGTTGCTCTTCGATATCGTCAAGCTTGAAGGCAAAATAATTGGCTTTGTCGATAGTCAACTGAAAGTCATTGTCAACGAGGTCTTGTGCCGAAACGGTTGTACCACGTAGCAAAGCATTCACAGTGATATCAGGCTCCTTAAGAATACGCACTGTATCCCCTTGGTTCGCAATCTCACCAAAATATTCTGAGTTAGTAATTGCATTTACAGTAGCAGCCTTGCGGAACGCAATCTGTGCCTGTTTTGAGTAGATAACGCTGGAGAATACTCCATTGTTCAAGTTGGTATAGCCAGAGGCTTTTCCAAATGCAGCCATAATTAATCTCCTTATAGATATGACCGTTGAGTTTTACAGATCCATATCCACAACAGAGGCCAAATCTTATTTAGGTAGCTTATTATTAAGGTATGCCTACCGTATCTAATAAGGGCTAAACGTGTCTGGGTAGTCTTTTAGTGGCTAGAGTCTTAGTTTAAATACACATTTTAAGTGCATACTATACAAGTTATACTAAACTTGCAGCTATTGTCAATACTTATTTTGACAAATCATAAATAAATTTACCTGATTTCTGAGCTTCGTGTATTTCTTCGTGATGTTTCTCAAACTCTTTGTCACTCATTTTAGCAACATTTGATTCACGCCAGAAGTTTTTACTCTCATCATCGTTTACAGTTGTTCTACCTTTAGTCTTAACAGAAGAGGCAGCGGCCTTATCTGAACTATTAGTAGACTTAGCTTTAATACCTTTATGTGACTTATAGAGATCAATAGCTACAGCTACAGATTTAGCATCTTCTGAGTTTTCATATAGAGCATCTTGTACAACTTTAGGTTGTTTTTCTGCCCAGTTGTGAAAATCGTCTGACGCACGAATCTCTTCAAAGTCAGGGTGTAAAGACATAAGCTCCGCTTCAGCTTTCTCTTTTTTAGCTTGAGTACGTAGCTCTTCTATTTCTTGGAGTCGCGTGTCCAAGGAAGAAGCTTTTTCAGCAGCTTTATTTTCTGCAATAGCTTCGACAATACCAGCGACATCAGGATACTTAGCTGTCCAAGCCTCAATCTCTTCCTTAGATTTGGGAAGAACCAGTTCATTCTTAGAAGCTTTTTCAAGTTGTCCTTGTAGCTTTTCAAACTTTTCATTCCAATCTTTTTCCTTGTTCTGTAAAAGCTTACGTATATCACCGTATCGCTTTTTAAAAGATTTCTCTTCAGCGCTTAGTCCATCTGTTCCTGCATCATCCGTTTCGGACTCTTTGGATTCCACTGACCGTGCTTCTTTTTGTTCCGTATTACTCTCATCTGAAACTTGGGTGTCCTCAACGCTTTCGCTATCGGGTTCCTGATTATCTTTTGCTTCTTCATCGCCCTGTTCACCTTTTAACAGTGCATCTAGTTCACGTTGCTCTTTTTCAAGAAGTTCTTTGTTACGCTCGTGTGCATAACTGTCAGCTTTAATAATAGTTTGTTCTGTCATAGACATATTGTAGTTCCTTTATGTTGGGGCCAGCATATTGCCGGGTAGCCTTATAGTTATTCAGTTAAGGATTTATTCATCCCATCCTGTCATTGCCGCTTTTTTACCTGCTTCAGGAGTAAAGTCCTTTTTGTTTTGTTCTTGTATATCTTGCATCATCTGAGCTGCAGATGGCCCATCGTTATCGTTACCACCACTGTTACTACCACTACCTACTGCAGGTTTCTCAACAGGTTTTCTTCGTTTACCAGAAATAGATGCATCTAGACCTAACTTATTACCATCTTTATCAGTAGCTTGTATACCTACTTTACCACCATCAAATCCCATTAGATCTCCTAAGAAAGTGTCAGCAAACCCAACTTGTTCATCCCCAGACGTATCCTGTAGACCCTCAGTTAAAGTCCTCTGACCACCAAAAAACCTAGAACCTGTATCTTCTGTGTCTGCAGTTTTATCAAAAATCTTTCCTAACTGAGTTATTTGACTTTCCGTTAGATCTGTACCGTCAGCATTTTTACCACTAGCTAACCTACTAGCAACTTCAGAGTTAACCCTTGCTGCTCTACCTTCTCTAGTCATTCTCATTACTTGAGTAAGAACAGGCCCAGTACCATAACCCACTATTTCTTCAAGAGTACCCATAGTTGTAGCCTTGTCACCTATTTTTTCAAGATCGTCTTCAGAAAGTTTACTTAAATCAACAGCCTCTGGTGCTTCACTAGGATCACCAAACTGTGGGTCACTGTCATTACCTCTTGGAGCTTCAAGAGCTTGCTCAGACCTAGCACCAACCTCAGTATACCCTGCAGGGATAACAGACATAGGTTTACCATCAATAAAACGAATAGTAATAGTTAAACCTGCCTCGTTTTCAAAAGTCTTCCACTCCTGCGCTGGGCTACCAGAACCCATAAAGGAAGCAGGGAACTTTGCCTCTAAAGCCTCTCTGTCTAGAAAGCCACCCTCATTCATCTGTACAGGTTCTTCTTCTACTTGTAGTTCAGATACGTCAAACGGTAAAGGATTTTCTTCTGGTACAGGTTGACCACCAATACGCCCATTAGCTTCCATATCTTCAAAGCCCATCTTAGCTTGATTACGTAGATCTTCAAAGAACTTAACACCGTAGTACCGTACTACATCAGCGGGTACGACATACTCACCCTCACTAAGCCTTGC